AGATTAACGAAGTCACCGACGCGCTTAAGAACAGCGAGGAGGCGACACAACGTTATTACCGCAACGTGGGAAACTACGAGAACGCCATCAAGAACTCTTTAGGTCTTAACTCGAAGTTCGGACAAACACTACAGAATGTGGCTGATGTGACCAGCAACGGCGCAGGTCCTGCGTTAAAGGGGATGGCTACAGCAACGGCTGATGTAGGTAAGCAGATGCTTAAGCTGATGGCTAATCCAATAGTGGCGTTTCTTGCCGCCTTAGCTGCCGCTGCCATGGCGGTAGTCAGAGGTATTAAGTCCAGCGAGGAGAATACGGCGAAGCTGAGCAAGGTAACATCTTCATTTCAACCGGTGCTTGATTTGATAACCAAGGGATTTCAGGCGTTTGCGAGTATTGTTCTTGACGCTGCGACATGGATAGGAAAACTTACCAATGGTGTAATGAAGTGGCTCGAAAAAGCACCTCTGATAGGCGATAATATCAAAGCCATCAACGCCGAGAGCGAGCGTTACAACAAATTGGCAGAAGACAAATATCAGCTTGATTTGCGTAATAGAAATCTGGAAGTCGAATCCGCCAAGACTGCCCGTGACGTGGCTGAGCTGAGAACCAAGGCAAAGGACAGGGAGCGTTACACCGACGAAGAGAGATTGTCATTCGTTCAGGAGGCTAACAGATTGGAAAAACAGATAGCCGACGAAAAGAAGGCGGCAGCAGAGGAGCGTCTGCGTATCTTGCAGGAGGAAGCCAAAGCGACATCTAACACAAAAGAGATTAATGATGAGATAGCCAAGGCTACCGCCGCCGTCTATCAGGCGGAGACGGAGTATAACACTAAGATTAGAGAGCTCCTCGAGCAGGAGAATACCATCAAGAACGAGATAGCGGCTAATGATAAAGCGAGAGCGGAAGAATCGAAAAAGACTAACGAACAGAGATTAGCCGACCAGGAGAAGTATAACGCCGAACTTGACCAGACTATCAGAGATACCGAAGATATGCTCATCGAGCTTCTTGAAGAGGGTGCTATCAAGGAAGAAGAACTTGAACGTACTCGTTACGAGAGACAGATACAGGCGATACAAGACAAGCAGTCCGCTTATGATGAAGATTCGGAGATTTATAACGTCTATCAGCAGCAGCTTGAACTCGCCGCTCAGCAGCACGCAGCCAATATGGAACGGATAAGCCTTGAGCAGAGAAACAAGGAGGTCGAAGCGGCGGAAGCGGCAGCAGCTGAGCAGAAACGCATAGCAGAAGAGGAGATTGCCCATGAGATAGAATTACAAAGATTAAAACTGTCGTCTTATCAGAGTATAGCGAATAGTATATCAGCGATTCTTGAAGTCACGGCAGGCGATAACAAAAAACGCCTTAAAGCGGCTAAGGTGCTGGCACTTGCTGAAGTTACGTTGAATCAAGGAATGGCTATAGCCGATGCAGTTAAAGCTGCTGGGTCTTATCCGTTTCCGATAAACCTTGTTACCATAGCGGCTTCTGTGGCTGGTGCCATGGCCGCCATCGCTCCCGCTATACAAGCCGTCAACAGCGTGAAGCTCGCACGTGGCGGACGTGTCACGGGAGCAGGAACATCGACATCGGACAGCATACCTGCAATGCTAAGCAACGGCGAGTTTGTCGTCAACGCCAAGGCGACGACGATGTTTCCTGACCTCCTCGAGACTATCAACAACCTCGGATTAGGTATAGCGACACCTGCAAGGGCTGAAACGGTGGTCCAACGCCGACAGGAGAACGACTCGAGAGATTCTCTCATCAAGGCTCTGCGGGAAATGCCAGCACCGGTGGTGAGCGTGGAGGAAATTGACCGAACCGGTAAAAAAGTTAAGGCGGTTGAGAATCTCTCCCGTCTTTTATGACGACTTCTTTATTTTTCAACAACTTGTAAGTTTTTTATGACTTTTCAAAGAGACCTTTTCGGGGTCTCTTTGTTATTTTTGTGTTGCATTAATAAACCGACTTATAAAGTTATGAAAATCAAACTGCACGGAATCATATCCGATGAGGAGACCAAGAAGTGGGATTTGTGTTGGAGCGACGAATCAAATCTCATCACTTTCAAAGATATAGATGAAGCCTTGGCGAATAAACCTAAGGACGATAAACTTATCGAGCTCGACATCAACTGTCCAGGCGGTAATGTTATTGAGGGTTTGGCCATTTATGACAAGTTCCGCTCAATGGAAGGATGTACGATAGTGTCGAACGCTATAGGCGAGTGTTCTTCGATGGCTACCGTCATATACCTCGCGGCTTCCCGTCGTGTTTCGCAACCTAACGCTCGTTTCTGCATACACAAGCCGAGATATACAGATGTTTTTCAGTCTCAGATAACAGAAGATGACGCCAAACGTATGTATGACGACCTGCACGCCGAGACGGAACGCTTCATCAAGATATATGAGGACCGAATCAATTTGTCTTCTGAGGAGATAGAATCTCTGATGAAAGAAGACAGATATATCTCTGCTGATGAAGCATTATCGATAGGTCTTGTAACGGAAATTGCGCAGCCTATGACGGCTGTAAAACATAAACCAAACACAGATTCACGCATGACAAAAAAACTTATCAAAGCGTTAAGGGCGTTCAAGGAAGCCCTTGGCGAGAAGACGGATGAAACGTCTGTCGTAGCGATGACGCTCAACACGGAAGATGGTTCGACCATCGAGGTGGAGCGTGAAGAGGGCGACCCGCAGGTGGGTGACGTCGCAAGTCCTGACGGCGAACACCTGATGAGTGACGGTACTACTATCGTGATTGCCGACGGTGTGATCACTGAGATACGTCCTGCCGATGAGCAGGGAGATACAGAGGATGCTATGTCCGATGAAGAGATGGCAGAGGCTATAACAGCGATGACCGAGACAATCGAATCGCTGACGGCGGAGAATGAAAACTTGAAGAAGCAACTTGAAGACAGCAAGGCTAAGCAAAAAACCGACGACGAAGTCGAGATATTGCAGCTTGTCGCTAACGCTGGCGGGTTGAAATGGCTCAAGAGTCAGAAGACTTCATTCAAGCCTGCTCCAAGACAGACGCCTAAGGCGAGAATGTCTGCGGACGACGAGAGACAGAATCTCCTTCAGGAAGCGAGAGAGAAATATGAAAAGAAAAAACCTTAAAACTAATAGAAGATGGCACAAGTTGATGTTACAAAATTAACTGCACCCAACGGGGCTGCTACGTATAATGAGATAATCTACAAGGAGTTGATGTCTTCAACTTCGCTCAATCAGCTGTTCAATATTCTCGAGGGCCAGATGGATGGCAAGAAAGTCGCTATACTCGGCGGATTCGGGATGTTAGGCGTGAAGTCGGAAGGCTGTAATCCGACTTACGAAAACAGCTTGATGGATGCTCAGGAGAAAGAATGGGATATCGAAGAATGGCAGATTGCTGAATCCATCTGCTACGACAAGTTAAAGGGCACTATGATTCAATATGCTATGAATAATGGCATCGAAGTCGCTAATCTCGTGGATACAGACTACTTCAAGTCTATCCTTAAGCCTGCATTGGAAGAAGCTATCAAACGTATGATGATACGTCTCGCGTTCTTCGGAAACAAGACTATCACGGAAGGTGAGCTTAACGACGTTGACGTGAAATTTTTCAATGTTATTGACGGAATTTGGAAGCAAGTATTCGACGGCGTGGCGGCAAGCACAATATCCCGCACGGTTATCGACGCAAACGCAAAGACAACCATGGCGGCTCAGGAAGAAGCTATATCCGGTGCTGGCGTGGCGACCAAGCTGTTGCGTAAAGTAATCCAAAGTGCACCTATGGAACTGCGCACGGCAGGCAATAGAGTACTCTATATCACTCAGTCGCTCTATGACGCTTGGACTAACGACGTTCAGGATAATAATAAGGGTTCTGAGGGACAATGGGATTCATTGGAAGACGGCTTATTAGTCGGAAAGATTAACGGCGTTGATACCGTCGTCGTTCCTGATTGGGACGTAATCATCAAAGGCTCGCTTAAAAACACAACGAACGCCGACGCTTACGACAAACCATATAGAGCTATATTGACCACCCGTGACAATCTCTTGCTCGGCACCGAATCAAATGGAAATTTTGAGGCTCTTGATTACGGTTTCGACAGAAAGAGTCAGGATAACTGGATTCTCGCCAAGAACACTATCGGTGCAATGGTTCGCTTCGACAAACTCATTCATGTTGCATTCTAAGGAGGGCCGGAGATATGAATTGCAGTAAGATTATATCGATGAATATAGGGGACATATGCGCCCCTATAGTCAAAGGATACAAGGATAGGGCTATAATCATCAACTATGATGATATTGACTTCGACGCCTTATCATACGACGCTGAAAACGAGCATATAGTGAACACTCTCACGTTGAAGAACGGAAAGTTCGGCTATTTCGTCAATCAGAGAGGTGCTCAGCCGTTCAATGGATCCAACAGCGCAATGGCTCAAGGAACGTATCAGAACGACGTTACCAACACTATTCAGATAGTTATACCGAGAGACGCCGAGAATACAAGCAAGGTGGCACAGCCGCTGGCTAACGGCGCTCAGGTGGTAGTCATCCTTGAGACTAAATCTAAAGGTGCTGACGGCAAATCAGCCTTTGAAATCTACGGACTTGACGGCGGAATGGTAGCGACAGCACATACAGCAGACCCTAATGGCGACGCTGGTAAGAATTATATCTATACGCTGACCGAAGTGACTACCAACGTCGGATTATTCCTGTACAGCGGTTCTTACGAGGCTACTAAACTTATGGTTGAGGGATTTGTAAAGACCGTGCAATCATGATTGACAATGCTCTGAAGTTAAGGTTGAAGAGCTTGCCTCTTGCGGCGGCGGTGCGGGTGGGTGATTCCGTCTTCACTTCGGAGCATAGAGACGCTATAGATAGGGCTTACCTTGCTTTATTCGGCAATGTAGTGAAGAAATGTCGCTGCAAACACAGATATGCTGACGCAGCTATAGAAATTATAAATGCTTTGAAATTAAAAACAGATACGACCATGAAATATGAACTAAAGGCTGGACGCCTGATATGGGTGAATAACACCCCATACAGCAACGCTAATTTAACAGACAAGATAGCGAAGAAATGGTGTGAGCAGCACCCTGAGGAAGTCGAAAAGTTCTTCCAGCGACATGATGAGAAAAAGATTGTCGATAATCCTATACTCGAAGATTAAGGAGGTATGAGCGATGAATCAGAAGTCAACACCTAATTCAAGCAAGAGGTTTGAGCAGCCGTATAATCATTCTTTGAATATCAAGATGTACGATAGCGATAATCTCTATCCGAACAACCTGCTCCTCAAGATAAGCGATTCGCCGACAGCAAGCGGATGTCTTGAACGTTATATTGACTTTATCGAAGGAAATGGAATACGTTCAAAGTCTTTGTCTTCTCTCGAGATAAACGACGACCGCCAGACATTGGACGAGGTTCATTCTCTTGTCGCCCGAGATAAGGGAACGTTTTCGGGATTTGCGCTTCTTATTCAGTATAATATACAATGCCAGCCATGCGGCATATATCATTATCCGTTCGAGCAGTGTCGACTTGAAGAATGTGATGACAAAGGTAACGTCGCTCATATTGTCGTATGCCCTGACTGGACAGGCACTTTAACTCGTGGAGGTAGCCGTATCAATACCAGCCGCAACGTTAAAAGGATTGATGTCTTTAATCCCGACCCTGAAGTTGTCGCCGCACAGATAGAGAGAGCAGGAGGTATCAACAAATACCTCGGTCAGATATATTACTATTCCGATGCAGGCCATCTCGTTTACCCCAAGCCGAAGTATGATAGTGGTATTACGGATATATCCACGGATACGGGGATATCTAACGTTATGAATCGCAACGTTAGAAGTAATTTCTTCGCAGCGGGTATGATCACATATTACGAGAATGACATTCAGGATGAGGATGACGTCAAGGAGGACTTGGCCTGGCAGATTCAGAAGCTGCAAGGCGATACGAATGCTGCTAACATCCTTGCTGTAGGCGTTCAGAATCCTGAGGAGAAGCCTGAATTTACAGAATTTTCGGGCCATAATTTTGACAAGGATTTTACTGTGACAACAGCTGCTGTGACCGAGAGGATTTATAGCAAGTTCGGACAGGAGGGATGGTATTGTCTGAGGATCGGCAAAATAGGATTCTCAGGAGATCTTGTCAATGACATCGAGCGGGAATACTCCAAACGCTGCAGAAAGGATCAAAGAATGATAACTAAGGCTTATCATGCTATTCTGTCAAGATTCGCCGATGGATCGTTGCCCGAAATTCCTACTCTCAAAGCTCTGTCAATCGAACCTTATTCTTCAATAACTACACAAACCACAGAATTATGATAACCTCATTGATAACACCCGAAGAGATTTCGATTCTCGCAAGGCCATGCTACGTTGACGAGGCTAAGGCTTTACGTTACATCGCCGAAGCTGAATCAGTCAAGATCAAGCCCGTATTAGGCGATGACATCTACGTAAGAGTCAAGACCGATGATAACTATATCTTCAGGATATTGATAGAAGGCGGTTTCTACGAACATCGAGGGAAGAAGTTTTATCTATCCGGACTTAAGACTGCGTTGGCTTATTACGCTTATTCACGCCTGTTAGAATCATCCAGCATTGACCTCACACGTCAAGGAGCTGTTAACCGCAATAGCGACTACTCCGATGATACGACACGTCAGGATAGAATAGACACGAGTCGCGAGACATACGCTATCGCTGATATGTATCTTCAAGAATGCATCACTTTTCTTGAATCTCAGAATATGATCGTATCACGCCGTGCTAACAGCAGGAGGATGAGATTCTGGGTAATCGGCAACGGTGAAATTCCAATCAAGAAGAGTTGTTCAGCACCGCTTCCGGAAACGACCCTTGGAGATGTCGAGATCGTTCAAACTACTGGCAATAGTCTCACTGCGGTAATGTCGCAGAAAGCTATCACTGACGCCATTAATAGCGTTGACAAAGTGCTTACGTTTAGCGGTTTCGTCGAAGATGCCGAGATATTGCCACAAATGAATCCGCTTCCAGGGGGCGAAATCTACTATGTTATAAAACAAGGCAGATTCGCGTATCTAAGAGAGGGTGTTTACACCGTGATGTGGCCTGACTATCATAAATACGCCATACTTGTAACAGGAAAGGGTATAGTCCCCCGTAAGGATGTCATTTACTTGCATAATAATTCTATGTATCTGTATAATGGCGAAGAATTAATATCTGTCGTCACTCAAGAAAACGAGATACCCGCATTCGCTGGAATCGTCGATTCTGTAGACGTTACAGATTCGTTCGGGAACAGCAGACAGGGAGAGGTGTGGTATATTAATAAACCTATTGTTAACGGCGAGATTGTCGACGGCGGCGTGTTCGCTTATAAGGTGAGAGATACATACTACCTGCATTGGGAGAGTGAGTCGGATTACATGACAGATGGAGCACCTATTGAAGATAGGTTATTCGTGTATAACTATCAGCAATACATATACAAGGATGGCGAACTTAACGTCATATCGAGCAATAACACACTTAAATGGAAATCTTTTAAAGAATTATAACGATGGAAGAATTACTTATAGTTGCGTACGGCGTGTTGGAAGATCTTCCAGCCGTACGGAATTCCGATACTCTGTACTTTGTGACAGATACTCGGAAGATATACAGAGGTGATGTCGATTTTACGGGAAATATCGACAATATCACAATATCCGAAGATTCTACAACCTCAAATGGCAAAAGGTCCTTGACCATCACTTTCAAAGATGGAAGTTCAGCGTTAAGCGTTAATCTTCTTAACAGCATAGCTATTGATAATATCATAAGCGTGCTTGACGGGCAAGGTAACGCTACAACCAAGGGACTTGTCAAATTATCTGATGCCATAGATTCGCAGTCTAACGTCAATCAGGGTGTTGCAGCTACGCCTAAGGCTGTTAACGACGCTTTGGAAGAAGCGAAGAATTACGCGGATGGTTTGTTGGCTGCCAATGACGCCATGCAGTTCAAAGGCACTCTCGGCACAGGTGGTACCGTCACATCTCTGCCGACTAATAACTATAGCGCAGGATGGACCTACAAGGTGATCACGGCGGGAACATACGCTGGATTCGTTTGTGAAGTTGGCGATTTAATAATCGCTGTAAAAGATGGTCCAACTTCAGGCACATCCGTAATCAATTCCGATTGGACCGTAGCGCAGGCTAATATTGACGGAGCTGTAACGGCGGCTGCTAATTTAGACATGGACCAATTGGTTGTCGGCGGCGGTAATAATAAAACTATCAAGAAACTTCCAGCGGGGCAAGCCGGGCAAGTCGTTACCATGGTTAACGGTAAACCCCAATGGGCGAACCTACCCGTTACGGAAGATAACGACACTACCTATACGTTCGCTAACGGCACTGATGGTTCATTTACCGTGACCCCTAAGGGAGGAACTGCTCAGAAGGTTACCATTGGTAAACCAGCAACAGCGGGCACCGCCGATAAAGTAGCTAACTCGTTATCGCTTTCGATTAGCAGTGCCAATAGGATTGGCACGACTGCCAAAACGTTTAATGGCTCTTCGGCTATATCTGTTGGATTCGGTACTGCGGCAGCTAAGGATGTTTCCGAATCTGTTGAAAATTCAGAAAATGTCATCTTAGCCAAAGCTGTATATAACGCCCTCCGATGGCGAACTTTCACTGAATTGTAGTTGTATAGCAGGGTCAGCCCTGCTATATTTAAATAATAATAATCATGTCAGACACATCGTTAGTAGTATATTGCAAGATTTCGAGGGAAGATTATAACAGCCTTACCATTAAGGATGAAGATACATTGTATGCCGTCAATGATAATGGCGATTTCTCGATGGCTAATTTGAACGATTCAGCAGAACTATATCTCGGCAATAAGAAACTTTCCCCCACCATTGTCGGCACTACGGGTCAATCCACCACTGCCGTAATGCACCAGAAAGCGGTTACGGACGCTATCAACGGACTTCAATCTGATATTGAAGCCAAGAGTGAGGATTTTTACGGAGAGTGTAACATATCACCATCCACCGTTGCCAAGACGGTGACAACACTTAACGGAGGATTTGTGTTAAAGAAAGGGGCGAAAGTATCAGTCAAATTCTTACAAGGTCATACAGCCTCAACAATGACTTTAAATGTTGATGGGACAGGTGATAAGAATGTGTATAGAGATGGGAGCAACCTTAGTTCAAGTATGATTAAAGCATACAACGTTTATGATTTTGTTTATGACGGTACATATTGGCGAATTGTTGGAGTAGATACCAATACCACTTATTCCAATGCTACTCAGTCTACAGCAGGTTTGATGTCAAGTGCTGATAAGACGAAATTGGATAGTCTTGGTAAATCATTGACTGTTAATAATGTTGTATATGACGGTAAATCAGATAAAACAGTTGAAGCCTCTTACCTTACTTCTAAATATACAACATCATCGGGTGCTTCTGATACATACAGGAAGTTGTTATCAATAACTCCAACATCTTCTCAATATGGAGATTCTCATGTTGAGTTTACAGTAATGGGGCGAAATAATGTCAAGTGTGAGATTAGTGTTTTTGTGCGAACACTCGCAAATAAAAAATACATATCAACAGTGAGTGTTAATTCTTTTGGAACACTTGGTATGGTGACAGCTTATAAATATACAAATAATACGACTGAAACTGATATTGTAGAAATATGGCTCAAAATACCATCTTATGATACTATTAAAATATTTCCAAAAACATACTACAAATACCCATATTTAACAATTGATTGGGATTTGGCGACTTCTTATAGTTCATTGCCAACTGATTACACATCTAAGATTGATGTTGTTGAAGGTTTTAGAACCTTTGGATTTGAGGTTATAGGTGGTGTTATTAAACTTGCAAACTTTGATAATGCTAAAATTCATGGATTCCCGAAGAGTGTAGCTAATGGTTATTATTCATCTGCTATGGGATATAATTCATTCGCAGGAATTAGAACTGGTGATACAGCATATCCTTATGCGTATATAACCAGTGTATCGCCACTTTCATTCACTATAGTTGATGATACACTATATGGCGTTTCGTTAGCTAAGGGTGATAGTACAACTTATACATATAACGGGAATGATTATACTGTGACAAATCCAAACAGTTCTCATGCCGCTTCAGTATTTCTCGTGCAAGATAGCGATGGTTTGCTTGTCAAAGGCACATCATATCCTATGAATATTTGTATTATTGCTAAGAGTTCTGTAACTATGACAACTGGGAGAATACTTGGCGCAAAGAATATTACAGGTGATGTATGGGAAATAATTGTTAATCAGCAAAATAGCACGATTCTATCATACACAACACCTCTATTGTTATATTTGCAAAAAAAAACAAGCTCAACAAATTACGCTGGTTCTTACTCAGTAGCAAGTGGTTCTTCCTCAGTAGCAAGTGGTTATTCCTCAGTAGCAAGTGGTTATTCCTCAGTAGCAAGTGGTTCTTACTCAGTAGCAAGTGGTTCTTACTCAGTAGCAAGTGGTTCTTACTCAGTAGCAAGTGATTATTACTCAGTAGCAAGTGGTT